GCGGGCGGACTGTCAGGACGCTTACCGAGTCGAGGGGATGACATCGGAAGGGTCCACCGGCCAAATAAGAATTCATCCCTTGGCTGATCGGGTGATAAAGCTCGAGCCTGTAATTTGTAAACTGGAAGCAGACTTGGGGCTTACCCCCAAATCACGTATGGCTCTGGGTATTGCTGTTGGCGAGGCTCACGCTAGCCTTGAGAGCATGTCACTCGGGGTAGATATTTCTTCCCAAGTTGATCCTAGAACGGAGACTTTATAATGCCTTTACCCACTCACGGGGTCACAGTGGCTGATACGGTCAAAACCGAGACTATTTCAGCACCTTCTAAGTTTGTTGCGGTACTCAATCTGGATACCTCAACCGAGTTGTTTGTTTCCGTGGGTTCCGACACTCGTACCCCGCCCACTCCAGACGATAGGGGGGGGACTGTAGCGGGTTTTTCGGTCCCTGCTGGTTCCCGCAGGATTATCGAAAACCCATCAGGTAATGACGCCACTAACACGGTGGTTAAACTCATTAGTGAGTCTTCGGCCGTTGTTTATGAAATAGAGATATCTACATGAGTGTATCGTCTTTGCATGGTTCTGCTTCCGGGATGTCTTCAGTCTCATCTGTGGTTGCCCCTGATGTGCAGGGTGGGTTTATGGACTACAACGATGCTACTGGGGCGGTGGCGTTGGTTGCAGATACGTGGACCACGATTGATAATGATGGGGCTGGGTCCTTCACACTTTCGACATACAAGCCGGACGGTGTGACCGATTTGGTTAATGTGGCTAACGGGGCGCTAGACTTTTCAGGGTTGGCACTTGGTGAGGCCCTTCTAATTCGTAATGATTTTACCATTGTCCCATCGGTGAATAATGTTTATTTGCAATTCCGGTACAATCTCGGCACTGGTGGTGGTGCCTACTCACTGGACCGCCAGTTGGGTTCTATGAGTAATGGCGCTGGTATTAGTTACCGTCACGTGTTCGAAACCTATATTTACATGGGGGATTCCAACACCAGGGACAATCCTGGGGTATTGCAAGTTAACGTTAGTGAGGCCAGTACGTTCACTAATGCCGGGAGCGTTATCCACTTATTTAGGGAGAATCGCTAAGTGAGTATTTCAATCTATAAACAAACTGATGCCGACTTTGTTTTCATCGAGCATGGGGCAGTTGGTACGTGGCCCTATCACTGTTTGCAAGCCATAGGCAATGGTGACGGCACGGTGAGCATCAACAACGTTGCTAAGACTAGGGCTGATGATACTAACTATTTGGAAATAGCAAACGTTGCTTTTGCTGATTACATTGACGAATCCGGCGACGCTTGGGGTGCTTCTGAGGTTTTGACTGTTAACAATCTCAACAACATGTTCGCTAGTCAGTCTGGCGGTGGTGGGGTCGCTCCGGTGTACACTTCCGCTACTGCGGTGACTGTTGCTGATACTGATGTTGTTAACTATTTTGCTGACGCCACCGGTGGCGTTGGTTGGGAGTGGGGGACCCTTCCCGCTGGCCTTTCGGTTAGCTCAAGCAATCCTCGGAACCTGCTCGGTGTGTTTGATGACGGCACTGGCTCTAGTCCATATTCGGTTGATGTCACGGCCACAAATTATTTCGGGTCCACTACGACATCCGTAACCTTTACGGTTACCGCAACTTTCGCTAATACCAAGTCTGTAAAGTTGAAGAATAACGACTATCTCAGTGCAACGGCTAATTCATCTAACCCTCTTTATAGGGCTGCCAATGGTGCCGGGGCGGGCGATGCGTGGACGATTTCTTCTTGGTTTAAGCCACCTACCAGCAACAATAACGAGCAGTCCCTGCTTTACTTTGGTGGTGATTCCGAGTCTAGCGAGGGTGGTGTGTGGGTCTATTACCGGGGTTCAGACGACCACTTAAGGCTTAGGTATGGTTCGTCGGATGAACACCTACTCTTAGAAACTCCCGACGATAGCTTAACTCCCGGCTCGTGGTCCCATATATTCGTCACGTATGACGGTGGGACGACTGGCAGAGACTCTGGGGATTTGGCTGACTATTATGGCCGTTTTGAGATATGGATTGATGGCGTTTCCCAGACGTTGACCAAGAGCCACGACAACAATGGTTGTGATAGTGAGATCGTTGCTGACGTGTTCCGCATAGGCGAGTACGGCAATTCCTCTAAGCATATGCGTGACGGGTATGTTGATGAACTCGCAATATGGGAAGGCGATGAAACCGCAAACGTAGCCGCTATATATAACTCGGGTTCTACACACGACTTGTCGCTACTCGGTAGCGCACCCGACCATTGGTGGCGCATGGGTGACGGAGACACTTACCCAACGTTAACTGATAACGTTGGTTCGCTTAACTTCACTATGAACAATATGTCGGCTTCCGAGATAGTGACTGACGCACCTTAGGGGGTTCAGTGGACCAGTGGCAGACCAAAGGCCCGCAAGTGTGCGCATGGATTGAGTCCATGCTTGTGCACGGTGAGGGTGATGTTTATGGGCAACCGTTTAGGTTGCGTGCTGATCAACGCTTGTTTATCTACCGATGGTATGAGCACGAGAACTCGGGTCGTTGGCGGTACGACCGTGCGTATCTTCAACAGCCCAAAGGTGCCGGTAAGACGGAGTTGGGTGCTGCACTCGGTTTAGCTGAGTTCTGCGGCCCTGCTGCCCCGGCCGGGACTCCGAATATTCCGGTTGGTGCTGCTAGTTTCGAGCAGGCTAATCTGTTGTATTCTCGTGCACGGCAGATGTGTACGCATGAGGCCAGTCCGTTGGCTCCTCATATCGAGGCTTACGATACTGAACTGATGTTCCGTGACGGTCGTCCGGGGAGAATGTATCGGGTCGCTGCGGAGGCTGGGACCCAAGACGGTGGTTTGCCTACGTTGTTCCTGGCAGACGAAGTGCACGAGTGGACCGGTAAGAAAGCTCGGGTGCATCTCGTTATCAGCAACGGTTTGACTAAGCGGACTCCGCCGGGGCGGAACCTCAACCTCTCCACTCCCGGTGCGTATAACACGATCAACGATACCCCTGCGGGGCTGTTGCATCAAAAGGGGTTGAAGATCGAGTCTGGTGAGGATGAGGCGGGGCGGTACCTGTTTAGCTGGACTCACGCTGATCCTTCCGACTATGACCTTTCGGATCCGGTAGAGCTGGAGGAAGCGACGAGGGTTGCTAATCCTTCCGCTTCTGATGATCGAATTGAAGCCTTGGTGGACCGATATGCGGAGATTCCGGAACACGAGTATGCCCGGTACCATCTGGCGAACTGGTTGTCTTCTACAGACCGATGGTTGCCCGCTGGCTTGTGGGATGCGCTGCCGACTCAAACCCTCTCCGGGGGCGAGGATATCGTCCTTGGCTTCGACGGGTCCTATTCGGGCGATTCGACTGCTCTTGTTGCTTGCAGCGTTGAAGACCCTTGTCTGGTACTGCTTGGCCTTTGGGAGCGTCCAGAGGACGCTAGGCAAGGTTGGGTTGTACCACGGGAAGCAGTGTCAAAAGCTGTTGCTGACGCTTTCCAACGCTTTAACGTCAGAGTGATGGCTTGCGATCCCCCTGGCTGGCATCGTGAAATTGATGAGTGGGCAGACACCTACGGTGAGACTGTCGTAATTCATTGGGCTACGAACGTGCGTAAGCGTATGGCAGAAGCTTGTTCTCGGTTCTTTACATCAGTTTCTTTGGGTGAGATTGCGCACGACCACGACCCGTCACTGTCTAGACATCTTGACAATTGCGTAACGAAAGATACCCCGCAAGGGACGCTGATCGTTAAGGATGTCACGTCGAAGAAGATTGATGCGGCGGTGGCCGCTGTTGTGGCCTACAACGAAGCTTGTGTGGTTGGCGATGAACCGCCCGAACCGCAGCTAAATATATCTTTCCTTTAGGAGTTAGTTCTTGTGTCTATTCTTGTAGCGGTACTAGTTGGGATGGGGGTGTCGGCTGTTGTGGCCGGTGTTGCCCTGATTCATCCCCCTAGCGCTTTCATTGTCGCTGGTGCGTTCTTGATAGGTGCTGGTGCTTTGAACGTCGATGACGGGTCGGGTGTCCAATGAAACTAGGTAAGCGGTTGGTGAGTAGGTATTCCCTAACTCAGTACGTGCAGGACGTTGGTGCGACCTTTAACGGTAACCCCTTGGGCGCATACCAGACCTATGACACGAACGGTATTGGGATTGAACCTCCCCGCATGGACTACGACCGTAACGTGGCGATGTGGCAAAGTGATCCCATTGTGTACACTGTCGTCCAGACTCGGTTGCTGGCGTTCTCCGAAGTGTATTTCCAGTGGTTAGGTATCCAGTCTGACGGCCAGCCGGGGAAGCTGTTTGGCACCAAGGAGTTAGATATTCTTGAAACTCCGTGGATCAACGGGACCACCGGCGATCTGTTGGCGTGGATGGAATTGGACGCATCCTTCGCCGGTAACGCCTATATCTGGAGGGACGGGGACCGACTGCAACGTTTGCGCCCTGACCTTGTAGATATCCTGATTGGTGACTCTTCGGGGAATCAGGTTCCCTCAACCGCTCTTGGCGCTGAGGTGGCTGGGTATGTCTACTACCCTGACGGTAGGGACAACGGTCTTGGCGGCAAGAACGATGGTGTTCTGCTGGCTCCGGGCGAGGTTGCGCACTATGCGCCTATTCCGGATCCGAACGCTTACGCTCGTGGCATGTCGTGGCTACAGCCGGTCATACGGGAAGTGTCAGCCGATCAACTAATGGTGGAACATCGGAACAACTTTTTCCAAAACGCTGCCACTCCGAACATGATCGTTAAGACCGGTCAGAACCTCACGGAAGAGCAGCGGAACCTTTTTGAACGGCGGATGTCCGCCAAACATGAGGGGTCACGGAACGCCTATAAGACGATGCTCCTTGAGGGTGGCGCTGACGCTACTGTTGTGGGTTCTGATCTTTCTACCGCTTTCGTTTCTGTGCAGTCCGCTGGGGAAAACCGCATAACGTCTGCAGCTGGTGTGCCCGGTATCATCGCTGGTCTTAAAGCTGGCTTGGACGCTGCGACCTATAGCAACTATGGGCAGGCACGTAGGCGGTTCTTGGACCTTACGGTCCGGCCGTTGTGGCGCATGGCGGCGGGTGCTCTCGCTACGCTCGTCAAGTCTCCCTCGGATGCTCGCCTTTGGTACGACGATCGGTACGTGGCTGCACTGCAGGAGGATGCGCAAGACGCTGCGAACATAGCCCAGACTAAGGCGACGACCGTTAGTACGTTGGTGAACGCTGGTTTCGATCCTGATGCGTCTGCACAAGCTGCCAGCACGGGTCTTATTAACACGGTGGTTGGGCATCACTCGGGGCTTACCTCGGTCCAGTTGGTCGGTCCGGATGACGGTCAACCGGTTGCGGACAGTTCCGAACCGGAGGCTCGAGCCGCTGACGAGGCGGATCCGATAGCGGAAGCCCGCCAACGTGCTGAGGTTATTCAAAAGGTTTACCTCGGGGTGGGTGCTGCGGTCACTACTGAGGAAGCGAGGCTGTTGTTGGCAGAGGCTGGTATAGAGCTGTTGCCGGACGGTCTGCAGGAATTGGAGGGCGAACCGGCAGAAGATCCGGTCCTGCCCGTTGTTGATGTCGAAACGACCGAAACGGTCGAGATAGTAGAGGAAGAGGGCTCTAATGATAACGAGGACCTTTGATCTTTCAGATTTGACGGTTCGTTCCGAGGGTGACGGTAGGACTATCGTGGCATACGCTGCGGTCTTCAACACTCCTGCGGAGATCCGTGACCACGACGGTCACTACAACGAGACTATTGACCCGACTGCGTTTAACCGGACGCTCGCTGATAATAAGCCGGGCACGTTTCGTGCGTTGTTCAATCACGGGATGAGTTTGCACGGTACCCCTTCGGATCGTTTCTCGATGCCGTATGGGGTTGTGCAGGACGCCAAGGTGGACGCCTATGGCCTTCTGACCACGACGAGAGCTTCCGAGACTGATCTTGGTGACGAGGTTTTGCAGTTGGCTAAGGACGGTGCACTGCAAGGGTTTTCGTTTAGCGCTCAGTCGATCAAGTCCGAGCGTAGGGACCCTATGCCCGGTGCTGGCATCGACACCATCCACCGTCAAGAGTTCGCATTGAACGAGTTCGGTCCGGCCGTATTCCCGGCCTACAGAGAGGCTGAACTAGTAGGAGTGAGATCTAACCCTGCCACCGAAGATGGCGAGCAGGATAGAAACACTGACCCGTTGGTTGATCCCCAGCATTCGGTGTTGGCAATGACAGACACAGAGCTAGCCCAATACCGGGCACTGCTCGTCATCAAAGGAATTGATAAACAATGAGTATCGAAAAGATTGTGGCCCGGATGGCCACTCTTCGGGATGAGATGTTGACGTTGGCCGAGATGCCCGCCGATGAGCTCTCCGAAGAACAAGCAGAGACTCTTAGGGCTGGCGTTGCTGACCTTGAAGAGCTCGAAACCCAGCGTGTTGAAGCCCAAGAGAAGGTTGACCAGATTGCACGGCTCAAGTCGTTTGATCTTTCCCCCTCGAAGGTTGAGACTGTTGATCGTGCGACTGGTGTCACTGTTGACGCTGATAGCACTAGCAATCCTTGGGATGCTGCTGCGGTAACCCGTGCAGCTGCGGAGGGTAACGTTGCGGAACTGCACTCACGTGCGTTGTCCGCTGCTGAAACCACTCCGGGTGCCGATGACGGTGCACGTGAAGGACTCACCCAGCGTTTGGGTGAACTTGACGGCAACGGTCAGCTCTCCCGTTTGGTTCTTGCTACCACTTCACCAGCGTACAAACGTGCGTTTGCGAAGCTTGCTAAGCAAGAACAACACACTATGACCACTGAGGAAGCTGCTGCGGTTCAGACCGTTCGTGGTATGTCGGTTGGTACTGGTGCGGACGGTGGCGACCTTGTTATCCCTACCGATCTCGAGCCTGGCATTCGACTGTCTTCGGACGGTAATGCTGACCCGATTTCGGCTGGTGCGACCAAGGTCACCACTATGAGCAATAACTACCGGACGGTTACGAGCACTAACGCATCGTGGTCGTGGGATTCCGAGCTAGCAGAGGTTAGCGACGATACCACTACGTTCACAGAGTTGGATATCCCGCTTTATTCCGCTAACGCTTTCATCCCCGTGTCAGATGAATTGGTCGCTCAGTCGGCTTCTTCTGTCACTGAGGTTGTTGGCAAGGTGCTTAACGCTGGTCATGAAGACTTGGTTGCTGCTGCTGTTGCGACTGGTACCGGTTCGGGACAACCTACGGGACTTATCGTTAGCCTTACCGCTAGCGCTGACAACGTAGTGACTTCCGCTACCGCTGACACCTTCGCAGCTGCTGACCTGTATGCGACTTTTGAGGCTCTGCCCCCGAGAGTTCGACAGGCTGGACGTGCGACTTGGGCCGCTAACATTGCGATCATCGATGAGATTCGTCAGTTTGCTTCCGCAGACGGTTCGGACCTGATCGCTCGCATTGGCGACGGTACCCCGCTTAAGCTTCTCGGCTCGACTATTGCTGAGGCTTCCAACATGGACGGCACCTATGGTGCTGGCGAGAACTACGTTCTCGTTTATGGCGATATGAGCCAGTACTACATCGCTACCGCTATCGGTAGCACTGTTAAGTTCATCCCGACAGTTGCCGGTGCCAATGGTCGACCCATTGGCGCTGTTGGTTTCTACGTGAAGCATCGTTTCGGTGCCGACGTTGTAAACCCTGCAGCTTTCTCGATGCTTAACGTCACCTGATCCTAAAGTTTAGGAGACGGTAAACAACGGTTTAGGTACTCGGGGCCGGGGTATTGGTCTGCTGACCGGCCCCGAGATACCTACCAACAAGAAAGGCCAATGTGGCTGATTACGTAACTATTGCAGAACTTAAGACCTACCTTGGCGGTATGACCCGGACCACCGACGATGACTCTCTAGATGGCGCTATAAAAGCGGCTTGTCGTGAGATTGACGGTTGGTGCCGACGCACGTTCACTCTTGATCTTTCCGCATCCGCTCGACAGTTCACGGCGACCGATGGCTATCTTGTGGCTATCGACGATGCGGCTTCTATTACTTCTGTGCAGACCGACACTAACGGTGATGGTACTGCTACCTCTACTATCACGAGCTACCAGACGATTCCGACTAACGGAGCTATGGATGGGCTCACTGGTTGGCCGACTACCGCTCTAGCTAAGTATTCTGGTGGCACTGCTTGGCCGCTGGTTGCTGGCGTTCCGACTGTGCACGTGACTGCACGGTGGGGGTGGCCGAATACCCCTGATGCAGTCCGTCAAGCGACTTTGATCGTTGCAGCTGAACTGTTCAAGACTGCGGAAGCCCCGTTGGGTATCACGGATTCTATTGGCGAGTATGGCGCTCTTCGTCTCGGTAAGCAGATAACTGCCAGGGCTGCTCGTCTTCTTGAGCCGTATCGAAGACTGCAGTTGGTCTGATGCCGTCCATACAGCAAGTTCGAGAGGCTTTGGCGGAAGCTCTGGACGACGTTTCTTCGGTTGAGGTTTACCCCACCATTCCGGGGAATGCTAACGGCCCCGCTGCTGTTGTTGGTTTCCCCTCAATCGGGTACCACGAGGCTATGGGCAATGGTCTAGTGCAGTATGAGATCCCGGTATATGTCCTTGTGGGACGTGCGGACGATATTGAGGCACAAGGCAAGCTCGAGGATTTGGTTTCGTCTGCTGGTGCGACCACTAGCCTTAAGGCAGTGGTTGAAGCCGATCAGACTTTAGGGTCGGTGGTCGATGCTTCTATCGTTGACCGCTTCGAGCCCTTCGATGTTGGAACTCAATCATCCATCGGATATTGGGGCGGTATCTTACATGTTCGTGTTTGGGCTGTAGGGACTTAAGAGAGGACTACATGACAACGTTTGCACTCACTGATGCAGTGATAACGATTGATGAGAACGACCTTACCGGCGACTCCAGTAGTGTGGCGTTGAACGCTACTGCCGATGAACTGGACTCTACGACGTTTGGTAGCACCTACCGGTCAAAGATCGGTGGTTTAAAGACTGTCGAGATGACGCATGAGGGGTTCTTCAACGTGGCCGCTAACCGGGTAGACCGGTATGCGTTCGCAGACTTGGCTACGACTACGGTCGTCCAGGTAGCCCCTACTTCGACCGATGGCGATACCGCTTATGGTTTCAACGGCCAACGGTTGGATTACACCATCGGGGGGACCGTTGGGGACATCATGTCGGCAACGGGTCTTGTGTCTGGCACTTCCTCGGTTGGTCTGGTGACCGGTAAGCTCGCTTACCGTGACACCGGCAACGTGACGGTTGGCGCTACCGCTTCCGCCAACGCTTGTGATTTCGTTTCGGTCGCTTCCGGTGACACGATGTATATTGCAACTAGTTTGTTGGCGAACACTGCTGACACTTGTGATGTGGTTGTGGAACATGATGACAATAGTTCGTTCACTTCCGCCACTACTCATACGACGAGGAACTATACATCCACCACTTCGGAACTGTTTAGCCTCGGCACTGCTGGGACTACAGAACGGTACTGGCGAGTCACTGTGACGGTTGGCACTACCGGAGATTACACAATCCCCGCTATATCTATCCTACGCATTCCTGCGTAGCTCTACCCAAAGGATAAATGACAATGGCTACATTCGCCTT